GTACCAGATGGATTGGTTGTATTGGTCACACTAAACGTACATCCTGAACCCTGTCCATTAATTGGAGAAATACTGCATACATCTCCAACCAAATACAATGAACCGCCTGCATCAATCGTGACATTGGTAACTGATCCGCCAACCACGGTTACCGTAGCCAAAGCTCCTGATCCTGCTCCACCAGTTACTGAAATGTTGTAGTAAGTGCCATTAGGATACCCAATTCCAGGTTGAGTAATGGACACCAAGTACATACTTCCCTGAACAATAGAAGTAGGATAGTAGAAATAATGCAGTTCTACCTCATAGCTCTGATCGGGTGTTGGCCCCATCATAAAGGTAAGGAAATCCTCATTGTCTGATCTAGGCCCAAATATGGCGTAGTAGGCAGGAGTGTTGTAGTAAGTTGGACTTGGAAAAGAAGCTCTGATGAAGTTCACATCCTTATCTAGTAAGTAGTAATACTCACCAGTAGTAGGATTAATTACCGCAAAAGAAAAGACAGACAAGAAATCCAAAGGAGCTTGCAAATACGGATTCTGTGCTGACAAATATGCAGTCACATTCCTTCTCAAAGACGGCAATTGAACAGAGTTTAATATCCTCTGTTCTGCGCTGATGATGAATGTGTTCAGCTCTACCTGAGTAAATGTATTCTCAGTGTAGTCCTGAATAGCATTTGTAAGCTGAATGTAGTTCAAGCCATTGGCCCTCTGGACATAATGCCCTTAGTAGCTGCACCAGTTCCACGAATCTTGATACCGCTTGTTTTGGGGTGCTCTTCGCCCGCAGACTTGCTTACGCCATTCACGGTCATATCATAAGTCTCAAGCTTGCTACGATTTGCTCTAGCATCTAAATCGGGCATAGCCTCAATGTAACGACCTGCATATTCCTCAGCAGGGCCATTATCAGGATTCTTGCCTACCTTTAGAGCTGGACTATTTTTAGTCGTTGCTTTAATTTGAGTAGCCATTATTTGCTCCCAGGTTTCTGGTTATGTGCTCTAGCCAAGTTACGACCAACTGCTTTCATAGCTTTACTGGTCACTCCACCTTTAGCCATTTTAGTAGGCTTCATACCTTGGTGCATGTGTTTTTCATGCTTGTGAACTTCTTTTGCAGCTTCTTTATCTGCAATCTTTGTTACTTGTTTCTTGTCCATTTCAAACTCCTACGTTGTCGTGATTGTTACTTTACCTACTGCCCATTTAGGATTGAGATCATTTGGTGTCAAACCATCATCAAAGTTTCTCGATCCGCCAATAGGTTGCCACCCCCATTGTATTTGCCTACTGCCGTCTTGTGGGAATCCTGACTGTTGCTTGCACGTTCCGCAACCAACTTGTGTCATTAAACCACTAACGCCAGACTGGTAATAGCTCTTGTCATTCCTTGGATCCCTGACCGCTTGTGGATCATTTACTGGATACAAACCTAACGACAACTGGGGCTGATCTGGATCCCAACATGTTGGACATACCTTGATGTTGAAAAGCCGAGTCTTGATGATCTCTTTCTTCAGCTCTTTGAGCATGTAGCGCTGACCGCACCGATCACACTCCGCAATTGCATACTTGCCTGATGCAAACCTATTTGGCATGTCTATCTCACATAGAACATGTTGCGAGGTACAAATCGGACAGGAGCAGTCTCTCTATCCTCTTGAGCCGCTAGATCATACTGCTGTTCATAATCCGCCTTCAATCCCATGATTCTGTTTGGATCAGTACCAGGTATCTTCATTGATAGGTAATATGAAAGTCCTGCAACCATTGCAGGGATAAATCTGAACGGTATATCTTGTATCTCGATACCATTGCCCGAATCTTGGACTCTACGCATTCTCCAATATACGAATACATATCCACCCCCTGCATTTGGTGCTGGCCATACATTAATGTTTGGCAACCAATTCTGGTATACCAAAGTCCCCACACTATGGTCTGCGGCAGTTGTTCCGTTTTGTCCACGGAAACAGTTCTGCAACTGCGTACCATAGTTAACATTGGAATAGTAAATAGTCTCATTGTCTAGGTTGATAAACCCTGATGAGGCTAAAGGAGTAGTCGTAGTGACGTTAATAACAGTATCTGTAGACAAGACTGCACTAGAAACTGTTACCGATGTAGCGTTTACATTACCACTTTGACGGTTAAACCATACCTGAATAGGACGTCCTTGCGTCAATTTATTGGGTAAAGTCGAGTATGTTGATTCAGAAATACGGCTGATATTGACGTCTGTTTGGTTGGACGTATTGCCCTGATACTGTCGAATCACATGATCCAACAAGTCAATCGTATCAACTGGGACGGGATAAGCTACCTGTCCAGTTACCATTGGAATAGCGCCTTCTTCAACCGTCCACAAATTAATGCCTCGGTTAGCCCATTCAATGGTCAATAGATTCAAACTGCGCCTTGCAGTCCTAAGATCATATCCAGTACGCAACTGAGAACCACAACGCTCAAAAGCCTCCTCAACTAAATCATTTACATTTAGATTAAAGGAGGTCGTTCCAGTAGTCGTTGTGGATATTGGATAGCTCATTTGCTTGCCATTCTCATGTTGTCAACCAAATTTGGATACCTTCTGCCAGCTTTCTTAGCAGCCTTTTTAGCAGCTGCTTTCTTTTCTGGACTAAGCTTTTTATGCTTTTTTTTGGGGTTGGGTTTATCCCAGACAACGCCGCCTTCTTTGTAGACTTCTACATCGTTAGGATTATCCTTACGATGTATGATCTTCTTACCAGGCATTTTAGAGGGATTGATATCCCCCATGCCGCGGCTTGCCATCATAGATATCTACCCTTGGTACGGCCCTTCATGGCAATACCATCTGCACGTTTAGATGCTGAACTAACATGACCACCAGAAGCCATCTTCTTAACGTGATGATGCTTAACCTTACCACCCTTTTTCATGGGCATACCAAGCATACTCATGTCTTTAGGCTCATCTGTTGGAGGAGCTTTTCCTTGGTAAGTGAATCCCATAGAGTCATCATCTGTATCAGCAGGCTTTCTAGAAACATAATTGGCAGTAGTCAAATCTTGACCTGCTTTGTTTCCAGCGTAATCAGATTGTGCTTTGTTCAAATTACGAACAATAGCCTCTCTTTCTTCGCCTGAAGCTGCTGACTTCTTAGCCGCATCAAGTGCATTCTTGTAGAAAGCAATGTTCTTACCCTGAGTTTCTCTCTCAGTATCAGGCATTTCTTCCTTCATCTTAGTGGTGTAAGTTTTACCATTAAAGGTAAAAGTCTTATCACCTGCATCTCTTGCTGCTCTAAAAGCTTTACCAAATGCACTTGTTGCCATGATAGCTCCTTACTTGTGACTCATGCCACCGTAGCACATAGCTTTAACGTGCTCGTGGTGCATCTTGTGACCATGACTATGCTCATGGTACATGTGCTTTACTTTGTGTTGCTCATGCATATGATCATGTCCATGACCGTAGTGGTGCTCAACGTGATCCACATTGTGCTTGTGGTGTGGAGCTGCTTCGTGCATTTCTTTGTGGTGTTTCATTAGATCATCCTACCTTTCATCTTAGGTTGCATTGCCTTTGTGTGGCCCTTCTTTTGAACAGGGTGCTCACCATGTTTCAAATGACCGCCAGCTTCAACGTGCTTCATGTGTGTTTCTTTAACATGACCGCCAGTAGCCATTTTCTTCACATGAGCTTTACCGCCATGCTTATAGTTACCAACGTCATTGCCCTTCATCTTCTCTTCCAAAGCACGGGTATGACCACGCTTTTGAACAGCATGTTCGCCATGCTTAAGATGCTTTTCACCTGCTTCAATTTCAGGATCCTCAACTGGGCCACCGTGAGCCATCTTCTTCATGCCACCTTTGTGCATATGGAGATGATGCTCTGCCATAGCCAAGTGATGATGAGCCAATGTCTTATGGTGTTCTTTGCTCAAGCCACCATGCTTCATGCCCATAGGAGCAGCACCAGGCATTTGAGCTCCCATCATAGGAGTAGCAGCTACCGTAGGAGCTGGACGTCTTGCGGCCATCTTCATGGCTCTAACTGCGTTAGGATTGATTGGCATATCTCCACCTTTTCTAAAATGTTTGCCTTTATCGGCTTCTACAAAGTCCTTACCCACGGATTGCGGTATTCCTACCTTCTTGGCCATCTTTGGATTGTGGGCAACCATTTCCATAAGACGGTGTTGCTTAGCTGATTTACTTGGCATATCAACAGTTCCAAGCTCTCAAAGACTTGTTGATCCTACTATTAGGATCTTTTGCAGTCTTTGTTGAAGTTAATTCTCTCTTCATGCCTTCCATTCTGGCGCAGAAAGAATCCCTACGCTTACCGCCTTTTGGCTGGGGAGGTTTTAAATTCATCCCCTGTTTCTTAGCGGAAGCACGACCCTTTGCGTTTAAACCGCCGTTCGGGTTCTTACCCTCTTTGCGTTGCCAAGCTGGGGTCGTTGCCATGTTATGCGCTTCCAGAGTCCGAGTTGAAAACCTGATATCCCTCAACAACAATACCAGCACCAACTGTTCCTGTGCCAATCTTTAGCTGATACTGAATATCAGTCTTAGGGCCAAACTGGAATGGAATACTTTTGGTCACAATAAAGTTATTGACGAAAGGCTCTTGCAACACACTTAACTGAGCACCAGAAATACTGTTATAAGATACAGCTTGATATACAAGTGTAGATGTTCCTGATGCCGTGTAAGCGTTGTTAGTGTTAATTGTTACTTGAGTAAAGTAAAAATTACAGTTGTTTGGAACGGTATAAACCGCCATCTGACTCTTGCCAATACCAGCATTAATGTACGCATAAACATTGGTGTTTGTTGCTGTACAAGTAATCTGACCAATATTGGTTTTTTGTGATCCAGCTGGAGTGTTTAAAACCAATCCCTGAATTCTTAGATAGCTATTTACAGTAGTAGCAGTAGCTCCAGAGCCACCACTAGCCATAATAACAATCTCAGAAATAGGATTAAAGTTCTTGTCCAAACCATTAACAATGATAGTTGCACCAATATCTGATGCGCTATTACTGCCAATCGTCATTACAGAAGGACTGGTCAAATAAGTTGGATATGTAGCAGCGGTTTCCCAAATTGGAATGAATGACGTTCCAATAGATGCTTGATATCCAAAAATATTAATAGCACTGTGTTGTGCTATCTGACC